GAAAGGGGTTACTTTGTAGCAATTTATTTATAATTGCTTTGTTATTATTATAATGTTTTTCCTATTTGTTTAACTATTAGGTGCTTGTTTTGATAGCAACACCTCGTAATTGCATCTACGATTTAGGTTCACTTATTCTAGCATTGCTGTTCACTTTTTATTTTGTTGAATAGTTTGTTTAAAGAGGAATTAGCTGGTAGACCGTTTGCCGGCCCATCTCGATCGATTTACGTAATTATTTTGTACCTTTCTACTATCTTTTTACTTTATTTTTGTGTATTATGAAAACTATTAGTTTTCGGAAATTTTAAAAGACTTTTTAGTCACCAAAAACAATATAAAATTACAAAATATCTTTTTAAACACAATAAGTTGTTTATTAGGACGTTAGGCAGTTCGTATACTGTTCAAGGTCTATGACCGACATTTATAAAGGCCACATCGCCATGAGAAACCATTATTTAATATTTTCTTGCTGATAGCTTATCATTTGAATTAAAAGATTAATTTGTAGCGAATTAACTGTATTATTTATATGGGAGATGTACTACGGTACTTGTTTATGTCTATTAGTAGATAACACTCTGAGCCAGAGTTAACCAGGCCCGGCCCCTCCGTATACTGGATAAAACTTTTAGTTCCTTAATTATGAAAGAAATACGCCCCCGCCCCGTTTTTGATGTTAAAGCTAGTGACAATGTCCCAGAGTCTATCACTAAGCAAAGCTTAATGGAGAAATATGCCTTTTTTACAGAAAAAGACGTAAATACGTATTTTTATAAACAACGTGTGCTTAAACCAAGTGAGTTTAAGAATTATAAGAAAAATCTTAATTATATTAATTATCAAGTTTGTCGTGCTTTACGTAAGCTTGATAGTAATTTAAAAGATGGTTCTATGTATTGCAGACAATTCTCCAAAGAAGAAGTCTGTGAGATTAGTAATGGATTTTTAAAAGTTTATCGTCGTGATATAATTTCAAATGATATTGAGCCTCAGTCTTCCAATGTCCCTGTAAAGGACCCATTGGAGCTTGTAGGTTCTGTTGAATTTGATGAATATGTCAACGATTGTGTTAATAATTTTATTCTTGAATTTCCAAACGGGGATTCAGATAAGAATATTTTTATGAAATCTTTCGATACTTGGAAACAAGAAAAGAAAGAAAAAGATGAATTAATAGGTTTAGTTGAATGCGAACATGTTTCAAAGTCATACATTGAGAAATTCGTTCGTAAAGACGTTAAGCCTGAATCTTCATTTAACCCTCTTAAGATGTTTACTGACCCATTGGGCTTTAAACAATTAAGTGATCAAATACCCCAAGTTTTGGAGGTTATTGATCAAAAATTACCAGACAGTGAAGAGCGTACTGCTTTGCTTAGTGAATTGCAAAATTTTACAGCAAAGATACCCTCTTTTTCCTTACCTTCTGAAGGCGTTGGTCGCGAATCGCTAGAGTATGCTATTAGCGTCTTTGATGGAATAGGAAATTTGAATCCGACAATTATTTTTGTTGCTTCAGTTGCCTGGTACGCACATGATAGAACTTGGAAATCATGGTCATTCTTTATGGGAAGTGCTATTTATTTCTTAGTTCAAGTTCCTGATCAAGCAGCTTTTGCTTTATCGTTGTATTTGAAGTTGTCTAATCACTTGCCAACTATGCCCAATATTGATATGGAAGAAATTATTCCACATTTCTCGGATTCTACTTTGGAGTCTGTAGGAACTATAATAGCTTCTGCGTTGGTAACATTGGTTCTTGGTAAGTCCTGTAATTCCTCATCTGCACTTTTACTTGCGTTTGTTACTAATTTTAGTCGAGCACGTACTGGTGTTATAGATATTATTAAGTTGATAGTGTCTTTTGTTGAGAAGTTAGTTAACATAGTTAGAAATAATTTGTTTGAATTACCTTCAATAAAATTTATTAACTCTTGTTCGAAAGAGTTAGATGATTTTTCAAAGACTGTACAAACTTATGCTTTTAGACATAATAGGGGTACTCTTCCAATGAATGAAAGTACGTACTCGTCTATTTTCTGCTTACTGGATGTCGGTAAAAGAATTTTGAAAACTATGCCAAAAGACAAGTTTTCTGAAGGTTCTTTAAGATCTATACATGAAGATTGTAATATTCTTAAAAAGATTATTATAGAAATGGAACGTGTTGATGTTTCTCTTCGTGGTATTAGACAAGAACCGGTTGGCATTTTATTTGCTGGAGGTCCTGGTGTGGCTAAATCCATAGCTATGCTGTATGCTTCTCACATCTTAGCCAAAACGTGTCTTGAAACAGAAGAAGATATTGCGGAGTTTGAACAAAATCCTGGCCCTTATATACATTCACGTAAATTTGAAAATATTTACTGGGATGGTTTGACAAATAAAATGAAAGTTTTGGTTTATGATGATCTTTTCCAATATCGTGATGGTGTTGGAACAGCTAGTGAAGCAATGGAGATTATCCGAGCGTTGAATACTGAAGAGTATAATGCCCATATGGCTCATTTGGAGAATAAAGGCAATGTTTTTATTCGTCCTTATTATGGTATAGCTACTACTAATCAAGAAAATTTAGTTAGTAATTCTATAGTTTCCATTTCTGCTGTAAAGAGACGTTTTGATTTTTATTATGTTGTGGTTCCTAAGCCAGAATATGTCAAATTAGAAGATTCTTATAATGATGATTGGAATAGGCGTATGGATAAAACCAAATTGCCTGTAAGTCAAATTGAAGGATTGGATGATCCTGAATTGGCAGGAGAGTATGTTACAGATTTAAGACCTGAACATTTAATCTATAAGAGATATGATTCTGTTACTGATAAGTATATAGATGATTATACATTTGATCAAGTTATTGAAGAAGCTCAACATCTTCAGTTTACTAAACGTAAGAGATTTGCTTTACATAAGGAGAACTTTCGAAAGATGGTTCGTAATTATGCTACTGTTTATGATATTAAATTAGAACCTGAAGAATGTCCTGATGATTATTCTTTTGATCCTGAGGATGAAATAGTTCCACATTCTGGTTCGTGTTCAGATTCTAGTTCCGATAATGTTTCTGATATTCCAGAGTTTATTGATTATTTTGATTGTACTCCTGATCAAATCAGTAAATTGAAATTAAATTAGCATATAATCCTGAGTATATGGTTTGGCTGATTAATAATCGTGTTCCGTATAAAAATTGTTCTAGCATTTCTGATGTTTCAGCTTGGTTAATAAATACTAAGGGTTTTTATTATGCTAGAGATTATATTGAAACTTCTTATCAGTATATTGATCCGTATTATAAAGGTAAAACACATGTATTTACGTCTAAGAAAGTACGTGTTCGTAAATTTACTAGTATAAAAGAACGTATTGATTATTATTTGGCTCAACTTCCTGAATGGAACAGAGTAAAGAAATTTTTGATTGTTGGTTTAGAAGCTATTTTAGGTATTGTTAGTTTCATTTTGGGATGCAAATTCTTTTTGTATTTTGCAAAAGGTGTTTACTCTTGGTGGACTGGCAAACCGGCACCTGAGTCATTTGGTTATAGCGATAGGATGCGAGCTGCGAAAGCTAATGCAAAGTTTGTACGTAATTCTAATGCCGTTCGAGAACATTTAGGTGTTCAACCCCATTCCAATCATGATCCTTCCGGTTTTGATTTAATTAAATCTATCGTTGCTCGTAATACTTTTAAGTTTGAAACTAAAAATGATGCTGGTAATTGGTATACTGTATGTTCTATTACTTTTGTAAAAGGAAGAATAGGTATTACAACTTATCATACCATAGTTAATTTTATTAATGTAGTTATGGATTCTCCGGAAAAAGGAGATCGCCCAGTTAGATTGCGTCACGGAAGCGAATCACGTACTCCAGATCTTCTCTTTACTCTAAAGGAAGTTCTTATTGGACATCGTGATGGTGTTTTAGCAGATAATGATTTTGTTTTAATCGAGTTTCCTAAACGTTTCCCCGAAAGACCTGATATTACTGAATATTTTGTAACTGATCATGATGTTGAAAAGAATACGAAGAATTTGACTATTGCCATGTTTGCTACTACACGTGGTAATGGTGAAGCTTTTTATTTTGGTACTGGACGTAAATATGAAATGCCCATTGGTATTGATAAAATACCTGGATATACTTATTTAATTAATAGTATGTATACTTATAATATACCTACTAGATCTGGTGATTGTGGTTCCCCTGTTTGTCTCATGAATTCGCGTATACAAGGAAGAAAAATTCTTGGTTTTCATGTTGCTGGACACACTCATGAAGGAGATGGTTTTGCAGGCATAGTTACTCGTGAGAGTTTAGCTGCAGACCTTAAATTATTTGCACCTCAAGTACAATTAGATGAACCTTCTTTTATTGTGCCTCAGTCTGCAGATTACGATATTCCTGTTCGTTTCGAAATTTTAGGTAGAACTGATTTAGTTCCTACTAGAAATATATTTACGGATATTCGCAAATCTGGATTGCATGGATTGATGGGTCCTACTACTCTTCATCCTGCAATGTTAGCTCCTACAGAAATTAATGAAATTTTGATTGATCCTATTTTGAATGCTCAACAGAAATATTGTCTTCCTGATATATTAATTGATGAAGATAAAATTTATACATGTTGTGCCCACTATTTTGCTTATTGTGAATGGAAGTCTCCATATGATGTAGAACGACGTATCTATACTACATATGAGGCAATTTATGGATTAGAATATGATAGTGATTTTGGTCCTATCAATAAAACATCTAGTTCTGGGTGGCCTGATTGTGTGATTGGAGTTCGAGATAGATTTAAAGAATTATTTGGAATTGAGTATAGTGTTGAACAGAAATCTAAAGCATATAATGATATTTCTGATCGTGTCGATCTTATTGAAGACAATGCTCGCAAGAATATTCGAATGTTTCATCCTTTTGTGGATAATGCAAAGGATGAACTTCGTGAGAAACACAAATATTTGTCAGGTTCAACCAGAATGTTTTCTGGATGTCCTAAGGATTTTCTTGTTGCTTGGAGAAAGTATTTTGGTGCTTTTGCCTTATGGTATATGAAGAATCACGTTAAAAATGGTTCTGCTATTGGTATGAATCCTTATTCTGAGTGGAATGACTTAGCTATGAAACTTATTGCTATGAATCCCTTGAATATAGGCGCTGGAGATTATGAGAAATATGATGGTTCTCAAAAACCCATTGTGCATTTAATAATTTTGTTCTTTATTAATGCTTGGTATAATGATGGTCCTGAAAATGCGCGTATTAGAAGTATCTATTGGATGGAATTGTATAATTCCCGACATATATTAGGTTTTATAGTTTATGAATGGTTTAGTTCTCTTCCTAGTGGACATCCATTTACTATTATAGTTAATACCATCTATAACCATATAATGGTTAGATACGCATTTTTGTGTGAAGTAAAGTCTTTGGAACCTTTTAATGACAATGTTTATGTTGTTGCTCAAGGTGACGATATTGCATTTTCCGTTACTGATGATTTTACAGAGTTTTTGAATGATATTAAGTTAGCCCATTATGCTAAACATTTAGGGATGACCTATACCAATGAGACTAAATCTGGAGAATTAATTGCGAGACGATCTTTGACCGAGATTGAGTTTTTAAAAAGAACCTTTGTTTTTGATAAGACCACTATGATGTGGATTTGTCCTCTACATTTAAAATCCATTCAGAAAATGATTGATTGGACAGATCGTGTAGATGGTGATGCTATTACAGCTCAAAATGTTACTACAGCATTACGAGAATTGTCATTGCATGACAAATCATTATATAACGATGTTATGTATAAAATCTCAAGACGTTTTGGTCAACGTTTTCCTGGAATTGAAACTTCTGAACCTATAGAAATGCAATTTGAGAGTCGACGAGTTTTGACTCTCAAGACTGTTGCTTTCTATTAAGTTCTAAATCTTTTGTTATAAAGTTTTATGTTGCTTTATAACTTTTATTAGACATATGCTTAGGAAAGGAACCTTGACTATAATTCAATAAGAATTAAAAGAAGAGCTCTAGATGGTGAGCTGTAAAATAACTTACACCGGACCCTCCGTATACTGGATAACCTCTAAAATCCCTCAATTATGTTTTCCTCACGCCCCCGCCACCGTTTTGCTAGTAACAAGTGCTCAGAGTCTATTACTATGCCCCATTTTATCTCACTTTTTCGACATAATATATGTCCTCACTCTTCGAATGTTGATAGTTCTTCACAGCCTATCAATCTTTTTCCATCTGTTGTAACAGAGGGGGAAGGGGTTATTGCTACCTCTTCTACCACTCAATTTGTTTCTGATGCCAATGTAGTTTCTGCTACTAAGCTGAATGTTACTCCAATGGACCCTTCTTTCATTAAGAGCTCTACTGACTTGACTTCTCAAGAAATTAGAGATTTCTTAATGAAACCCGTTATTTTAGCTTCCAGCAATTTAGCAACTACTGATACTTATTCTTCTTTTGCAGAATTTTTAGCTCCAAATGATATTTTGACAGCTAATAATAGCATGATGGCAGATAAGTTGAAAGGTTATTTTGGTTTTAGAGCCACTGTTGTTCTTAGATTTGTAGTTAATGCAAATAGATTTCAACAAGGGCGATATAATTTACAATTTTTGCCTACTGGAGGTGGAGTTTTTGGTTCTACTGATGCTCCGCGTCATCGTATTTCAGCCCTTACGAGTACTTTAGTACAAAGGTCTCAGCTCCCTCATGTCGAACTAGATTTATCTTGTGATACTGAAGCTGTCCTTAGAATTCCTTTTAATTCAGCTACAAATTTCTTTCCTCTTCGTTCTTTAACTGCAGTTCCTACTTATGGTGCTTTCGGTGTTTTTAGAATATATCCTTATTCTAAATTAGCCGTCTCATCTGGTAGTACTACATGTGGTTATACTTTATGGGGAAGTTTTGAAGATATTGAACTTATTGGTGCTGCAGTACCTCAGTCTGCTAGAGGTTTTTCTTCTAATGTACGTAGTAAAGTCTCTAAGAATGAAACAGATCAAGAGCAGGTTTCAGCCAATATTGGTCCTATTTCTTCTACTTTAATGCGTGTTAAAAATGCAGCAGATGTTTTTACAAAAGTTCCTGTTTTAAGTACTTATGCTAGTATGACTTCCTGGTATTCTGAAATTTTAGCTGGTGCAGCTAGTGCTTTTGGTTGGAGTCGTCCAATTAATTTAGAACCTTCCACAAGAGTCACACAGAATTATCTACCATATGCATCTAATGCAGATGGTCCTGATGAGTCTTTTCCATTATCTATTTCTTATAAAAATCAAGTTGGTCGAGCACCTGGTTTTTCAGGTACTGATATTGATGAAATGGATTTTACATTCTTATGTACTATTCCTACTTATAATAGCACTATTCCTTGGATTACTACAGCTACTTCTGGAACTCAATTAGTGATTTGTTCTGTAAGGCCTTTAGCGTTACTTGTTAACCGTGTCCTAACTGCTAGAACTATCATTGATGCAGCTCCACATCAACTTATTGCTAATATGTTTGATTTGTGGAGAGGGTCAATGGTGTATAAATTTAAGCTTGTTAAAACAGAATTTCATTCTGGCAGATTAGCAGTTAGTTTTTCACCAAATGATAATGCAAATGGATCTCCTGTTGTTCACACTTTAGCTCAATCCGCTTTTCTCCATAGGCAAATTATTGATATTAGAGAATGTAATGAATTCACTTTCGTAGTTCCCTTTATTTCTTCAGCCCCATATAGAAATTCTGGTGAGTCTATTGGAAACTTTATAGTACACGTCTTGGATCCTCTTGTAGCTCCAGATACAGTTCCAAATACTATTCAGTTGATATTAGAAACTTGTATGGGTTCTGATGCTGAATTTGCAGTTCCACGTAAAAATACTATGGACTATGTTTACGGTATTGTTCCCCAGTCAGCTGGTATTGCTAACAATGAGACCAACGTTTGTGCTAATTATCGTGGTAATATAGGTAATGCTATAGTCCCTCCCGATGAATGTTCGAATTCCTTATTTTGTATTGGCGAACGTATTTCTTCTTTTAGAACTCTTATTAAGATGCCTAATCCTGTAACTTATAGAGCTGCACCTACTGCTGCGTTGTATTTTAATGTGCTTCCTTTTGCGATGAATTTCATTTATTATGATACAACTACTCCTGCTTATGTCGAGTCTATAGTTAGAGCTGATAATTATAACTTGATAGGGAGTATATATTTGTATTCACGAGGAGGTGTAAGATTGAAGTTTATTGATAATACTTCAGTCACCCAAGCTGAACCTTTCGTTGTGTATCTTTCCTCTAATGTTAATACTGGATCAGCTGCTCAATTTGTTAATTTCTTTGCTCAAGATATTAATGGTTTAATAGCTGTTAATACTGAAACGCGAGATGGTCTTCCTAGTATGTATTATAAAGCTGGATATTCGGGAGAAGTTCAAATTCCATCATATAATCGATATCATAGTCGTTTAATTTCTGATGTAATTACGAATTCCTCTGCTAGTACTTATAACACTGCTAATTCTTCAACAGCCCCTGATATAGGTTTAACAAGATCTACTGTTCCTCCTGTTGCAAATCTTTGTGGTTTACTTCGATCAGCCTCTGATGATGCCAATTTTGGTTTCTTCTTAGCTGTTCCTCCAATTTCTGGTTTTTAAATAAACCACTGGTTTTCTTACAACCAGTTTTATTTGTAAGACGTTTAGATGTTCGTTAAAACACTCTCTTGATATGTGAGAACATACATATTAAATTGATCTTTTAGAGTTGGCCGTTTACGGTTTCTGTCAACTTGACTCTTTCTATCCCTCCGTTGAAATATGGGAGATTGAGACTTACCTAGATTATCACCCCTAGGTAGGGTCCACCATGCGTGTTGCCATTATGGTTGCATGAGCGATATTATTCCACACGCGTGTGGGACTACATTGTTCTTAGTGTAACTTAGCAGCAGCCCTTTTAAATTGGGGTAATGCTATTCCGTGACTTAGGTACTTGTGCCTCGTTATAGAAAATTTTCAAAGC